CCTTGGGCGGCAAGCATTGACCGCATTGAGAGCCGCCACGGATACACACCGGACAATATCAGGATTGTCTGCCTGGTCGCGAATTATGCCATGAACGAATGGGGCCAAGATACGCTGGTACGTCTGGCGCGCGGTATGATACGCAACGCCGATATGGCCGTGCCAGAACCCACAAAAATGTGCTCCGCTAGTGACGCAGCGGAGGTATACAATAGCAAAATCAATGGCTTATAGCGTTAAGCATTCCCCATATAGGGGAATACGAAACAAGCGCAACAGTTGAAATTGCTGAATAAATCCAGTGATGCCTCGTCAATTCAGGATGCTTTGAGCCGGAACGGGTCAGGAACGGCGTCAAAAGTGACACGCCATTTGACGCAGCTAGGTTCGTCAATCGTTCACTAGCAGCCCCGGCATATGCTGGGTGGACCGGGTGGAGGCGGCGGCATCACCTCCAGCCGGTCCTTAGTGCCGCCAAAACAACGGCAGGCCGGGACCGCCGCCCAGCACGCCGGCAAGCCATGCCACAACGGCAATCAAGCACAACAGCCCGACCACGATCTTGCCAAACCGGAGAACATTGGCATCGATCGCCCAGCCGAAGAAACCCTGAATCACCCAGAGGATGACATAGGCGATCAGGCAGATGATAGCGATGTACAGGCACAGGTTCAGAAAGCTAAGCAGGATCGACATGGCTAGTCCTCCGGTGCGTCTACAGCCTGCGGCATCGGCTCTTTCGGCGGCGCCGGGTCGGCCTTGCCGTCATAGTTCGCATCCTTGATGCCCTGATACAGCAGGCTCTCGCTGGCGCGTCGCCGGGTCAGCCCAGGGAGGACTTTTCCCCCTCCCTTGTTCCAGCGGTGGAATTCGGCGGCGGCGCCGACATGGTCGCCGGCGTTGACGCGTTTGAGGAGAGTGGATTTTCCGAGCGCTCCGGTGTTGTAGTTAAAGCTGACGAGGGCATCGAACTGGTTCTGGCTAAGAGGCACCTTGACAAGTTTCCGTACATCTCGCTCAAACGCCCCCATATCTGCCAGAAACGCCTCATGGCATTGGCGAGCGGTCCATCGAGAGGATGCGTCAAATTTATGCCCTCCATGATGCGTTGTGCCCCAACCGATCGTGAGCACCCCAGCCGGGCATTTGTACGGTTTGTATTGATCCGGACCGCACTTTTCCAGGATGCCCTCGAAGTGTTTTATGAGATTGGCGCCGGCGTCACTCAGCTTGAGATGATCATTCATCTGGCTCCTCCTCCTCGACGGTGCCGCTCCTGAACTTGCTGTCGAGCAGGTCGGCCAGCCTGTGCGCGGCGCCATCGTCGCTGGCCGTGATGACCACCGTCACCTCGCTGCCGACAACCTCGATCCGGTATTCGACGATAGCTTCGCTCATTTGTTCCTGTCCTTTACGAACTCGTCAATGAGGCGCTTCATGATGACATCATTGGCCACTATTCTCTGTTCGATCACCGTGAGTTTTTCATCCACGCGCGCGAGCCTCGCGACCGTGTATTCTGCTCCCCGGGTCTCAAGCGTGTGAACCCTGTTTTCGAGCTTGACGGCATAACTGAGTATGGATGCCGCGGCCGCTCCCAGCGCCAGCATTTGTGCGATAAGGAAATAGACCAGCCCGGAATTTTCCCTCACCCACGATCGGACTTCTTCGACCATCAGCGCTACAAACTGGTACTGTAGTTTATATTCAGCGTGTCGCCGTTAACGACCGCCTTGTCTCCGGTCGAGAACGTGCCGGCCGACCACAGCACGCCGGCGGTCGAGTCCTTGGTGTTGACCGCACCGGAGCCGAACACCAGGAACGCGCCCTTGACCGTGCCGGTGGATGTGATCGCAAACGACAGCGCCGTTGACAGCGCCTTGTTCCCGACACTTGCCGCCGACCACACCGCCGTCTGACGGTTGCCGGTATAGGTCGGCGCGGTGGCTCCGCCGGCCTCGAGCCAACCGGCATGCGAGGCCATGGTGTCGCCGGCCGCAACCGCGCTGTAGGAGGTTGACGAGATCAGGCCCATGTAAGGCCCTGTCACGGTGTAGGCGGTGCCGGCCAGGAATGTATCCAGCGCCAGGTTCTTGCCGACCGTCGCGACTACGTTGTCGATTGTCTCGCGCCATTTCAGCCTGCCATCGGCGTCGAAGCATTCGATCTCATAGCGGCCGTGCGCCTCGGCCGCTTCGCCGATGCCGCCGCCCCGGATGACGGACGCGTCGTTGCATTCGCGCGCCTCGGCGCGTTCCTCGGTCATGGTATTCTCCTTTTGAAGTGGTTAGAAACGCGGGAATGCCGTCGTGGACACGGTGTATCCGCTATCGCTGGCGTAGCGCGCCGCCTTCGTCAGCCGCACCTCGTCGATCCAGCCCGAAAAAGCAGATGTTCCCGAGGTGGTAGACGCTCCAATCGTCAGCGTCGTGTTGCTGCCGGAAATGGTTTGAAGCGATGTCGACGACGCCACCATCGCGCCATTGATGTAAATCCGATACTTGGAACCATTAAAGTCGACACAGACGGCATGCCAGGTATTGGCGGTCATGGCGCCGCCGCCCAGCAACGCGATACTGGTGGTGCCGTTAGTGCTGACGTTCAGCCACATTTCCCCGTTGAACTGGTAGAACACCCAACTCAGGGTGCCTGCGCCTTCCCAGCACGCACAGACGAACCTGTTGGCGCCCCCGGTAACAATGGTCGGGCGTATCCAGCATTCGAGCGTGAACGGCTGATTTGACAGGGTAAAATCGCTATGGCCGGCAAACCTCACCCGATCCAGCGTGCCATCCAGCAACAGCGAGGATGCCCCGAACTTGAACTGCGCGGTGTCGATCTGTGCCTGGGCAAAGACGGTGGCGGTGCCTTTTGCAGTGCTGCTCTCGTCGGTCATTCCCGGCGAGCCGGTGGAAGCATCGGCGCCCTCGAAACCCAACAGCAGCTTGACGCTGGACCAGTACGGATCGCCGACAGGCCCGACGCTGGCCGAGGTCTCCGTCGCCGCCGCCGCCTCGACGACGCTGGCAGCGTAAGCGCTTCCGGCGTTGATGGTCTCGCTCGCGCTCGCCGCCTCCAGCATGATCTGGCCTCGATAGGCATCGACACGATCCTGCACCGAGGCAGGGTCGTCGACCAGTGTGGCAAACACGATGTTGCCGGTGCCTGGGCTGTCCAGCGCCGCGGTTGCCTCGGCAAGATCGGCCACGATCGCGGCCCGCCGTGCCAGTTGGCTGACGCTACAGACCAGCATCAGACCGGCGCCAGGCTCTGCGGGCCGTGCAGGCTCGGGTCAGGTTTGTAGGAGGTGATCGCCGGCGGCGATTTATCATTGGGTTCGAACTGACCGGCCACGATAATTATGCCTTCATCATCCACGCCTGTCGTGCCGGTGTTGCGACCCTTGATCCAGTCGGTCGCCTTGTGCAGCATGACATCCGGCTTGCGGCCCATGTATTCTATCGAACCTGAAACATCGTCTTCCGGCGTCGATTTCTTGCCCGGTGGCACTGGCTTGCCATCATCGTCGATGAAGGCACGCCGATCATCCTCTTCTCCGGTGTCGATCGTCTCACCGGTCCACATCAGGAACTCGGCCATCTCGACATGGAGGATCCTGCCCATCACATTTTTAGCGGCAGGAATACCAAAGGGCTGTTTATTCGTTGGCAGTGGGCTCGCCGGGTATTTGTAGGACGACACGCTGCCCCCCGTTGTGGATGTCTCTGCTATGCAGCCGTTGGCCGACCAGTTCCTGACGCGCGACTCGAATAAACTCGTGCTGTAGGCCTGTTGAGTGTAGCGGGAGATTAAGCCGTTGTCCCCCAGCGCGTCTCTCAAAGCCGTGTCGCCATAAATTGAATAAGCCTGGTCACCCCTCAGATTGTCGCCGGTATAGTTCACATCATCAAAGGCGATCCAGATTTTGCTGGGTTTCTTCACAGCAGGATTATCCGTGATGGTGGTGGTTGCCGGCGCGCAGGCCATGCCGTCGCGTTTCCAGTATGTGCCCGTGGCGCTGCCCTCAACCAACTCAAAGGATAGCAAGACGTGGTGCCATTGGTCCGGGGTGACTTTCATGGCCTTGGAGCCCGCCTTGAACGCATCCGGCCCGGTCAGGTCCATGACCTCCGACGACTTGTCCTGCCAGACATCGGTTGTAACCCAGGGATTGCCCGGCGCTGTCGAGCCGGTTCGGCAAATTGAACCATCCCAGGCGCTCATCGGGTTTTGCATCTCGACCGTGCCCGTCACCAGGCCATAATTTTGATCTGCTACGGTATGCCTTCTTGTAGCGCTGAGAAATTTACTTTCCCCCTTGTCGCTGGTTTGCAGAAAAACCTTCAAGTAGGGATCGCTGTCGCCATCGGAATAAACACCGACAAAGCAGGGATCAACTTCAACGGGATCACCCTTCTCGTAAACCATACCCGTGGAATAAGGAACAGGCACCGGCTCCGCTATCTGTCGTTGCCATCCGGTTCCGCCCGCCGCTGGCCCGTTGTATTGCCAGAAATAGGATTTGTAGCCGGCATCAACGGGAGACGGCGTTTTAACCTGGTTGGCGTCGAACAACTTCCCAAACGTCACCAATGGCATTATTCCGGCCATCCGCGGGCGAACTTCGGCCAGGAGTTCATCCTTGCTTCGCTCTATCAGCGCATCCATCGATGTCTTGGGCACGCGAAACCAGAACGAGATCACCGCCTTTTTGAAATCGCCGATGCCGTCTTGCATCGTCAAATAGCTCATCCATTCGCCCCGGCCAGTTTTAGCTCCACGACCTTCCTCCGGGCTTCAGGAGGTTTCCCGGTGTCCGGCGAGTTCTTGTCTGTATCGCCGAATTCCACTGCCAGGCCACCGGCCCAGTGCACGTTGACGGTGTTCGTCATAACGTCCATGCCGAACGGGCCGGGCACGCCGTCCGGCATCAGATATCCGTTCGCACGAACGGCAGCGTCACCGACATCCCGGCCGGGACAGCATTGCTGGAGGCTGTAACCCGTAATGCGTAGCGGTCCCCTTGAGCAAATTCCGTAGCCACCGGGACACTGATCGACCCACTCTGCCCACCGCCGGCATCAAGCGTGGCGCCTGCGGTAAACGTCACGGTGCCGACCTGAACACGGTTCTTTTCAATCGCGATGACGATGTTGGTACCGGTGCCGATGCCGACATCCAGGTAGGCGTAAGCGTGGTCATTGCCACTCCGCAATCCCATCGAGCGGTTGGCAATGCCCTGAAAAAAAAGTTCGCCCGCCACACGCTGGACACTGCCGGGCACAAAGATCGCGGCGTCATAATTGACATCGTAAAGCGGCATCCAGAACGAATAGAGTGGGTTGCCGCTGCCATCGGTGGCGTTGGGATCGAATGTTGCCGGCGCCGCCGGTGTCGTATGGGTAACCAGAACCTGATACATGCCGGAACCCGGCACCGAGACCATGGTATTGGCGGCGTATGGCGTCGAGTTGGTCCATTGTCCCACGTAGCTGATGGTGGCGACCGGCAACGGTATGGTCTGCGTCGTTCCGTCAGTGAAGTGAAACGTCACGCTGGTGTCGGTATAGGTAACGCTCTCGATGAGCTTGCCGTCGGCCAGCGCGTCGTTCAGATCGACGATCTGCTGATCCAGGTCATGGAAGTTGCCGTCGACCTGTGCCGCGCTATTGGGCGTCCCGGTGCCGGTGCCCCATGCGCCTGACGTGACATAGACGATTGCCATTATTGTCCGTCCGGATATTTGGTCACATCAGCTTCAATGACTTCGACATTGGGCGGGTCTTTGTATGGCGCGTATTCTATTCGATCCGGTTCCTTGCCGCCTGTAAGCAGGATCTTCTTCGTCACTTCAATGTCGATGAAATTGTCCTTATTGACGCTGGTGCCATGGCTAACCGAGCTTCCATCATCCTCCACCTGATAAACCCGCTTCTTGTCCACCTGTCGCTTCACTTCCTGTTTCTTTTCCGCTCGCGAGTAACTGTAGTTGTAACTGTAACTGGTGCTGACGAATTTGCTGCTGCCGCCGCCCATCACCACCATGCCCTGTTCCGGGTCGTCCGACTTGACAAGCACCCGAGGCCGCGCCGGGCGGATATTGGGAAAGACGACCGGACGAACGACAACTTCAAGGACCATCACACCGTCTCCATGTCGTATCCGGTCGGAATGTTCAGATCTGTAACCACTATCTCGTAATCACTCATAAATTCGCGTGTCATGCTTTTGAGTTTGAATGTCGCGCGGGTCGGGATCTTCTGCAATTCCTCGGCCGCCTGGTCCTTGGTCATGTCCTCGATGCTCGCGGCCTGCTCCGATGCCGGATGTTCGACCACCAGCGGAATATCGATTATGTCTTCCGCCCGCAGCGTCGAAAGGAAGTTTATGCCGTCGTCGTTCGGGTTGGCGTTTGGCGGCTGATAGCCGACCGAGGTATCGAACAGCACCGTGCGTCCGGTGAACTGCTGATAGTCGGCCCCGGTATAGGCAACCTCGCAATAGGCAGGATCGCCGCCTGACACCACCGCCGAACCACCGCGCCCGATGGTGCATCCAATCCGCACCTCGCAATTGATCCGGCCATCGGAGCCGTCCAGCGCCAATGAGTACGCCGTGATCTTTCCCAGCGCCTCGCCCACCCTAGGCTCGATCAGGAACGCATTTTTGCGCAAGGTAATTTCCGGCATCCGTTCCAGTTTCGGCGCGAACGCGATCTCCACCACCCGCGCCCGCTTCATCAGGCTGGCGCGGGCCAGTGCAACCAGGTGCTCGATACTTTGATTGCCCCGCGCGGTTGCAATGTAGGACCGTCGCGCGGGATCGCCGATCGGCACCACGGCGTTGATGGATTCGCTCAAATTGACCGACTTGATGTCATCGATGCGCAGGCTTTCGCCGTCTTCCGGGTCGGTCAGGATCGGCTGCACATCGGCAACCATCACCAGCAAAACCTTCTCGGTGCATTGCCGGTTGGCCGAATAGCCGGCTTTCAGCAAGGGAGTTGCCACCGCCTTTTGCACCAGGTACTGGGTGTTTTGGGAAAAACTGACACTGAGAGACGCATTCGAAGAAAAATTTGGATCGGCCCATTCGCCGCCCGGCCAACCGCCTGCCTCGGCTCCGGCAGTCCACGACGTTGTGGACTCCGCATCTTCGGGATAGGCAATCGATCCGGCTGGTATGATGCCTTCCTTGAAGGTGTTCGTGGTTTCCGTCGTTGTCGACGTGGTGGTTGATGCGCCGAACCACGAATCGTCGGGCGACCTTACCGTGATGGTTCCGGTACTGGTCCTGCTCTCGGTCTCGTAGATGTTCGGCTCGATTGCAATCGCCTCGGCTACCACCCAGCCGTCGCCGAGGCTGGAGCCGTTCTTCGGCCAGTTGTCGGCACCGAATGTGTAGGTTCCGATGGGACCAGTCCAGTTGTCGACCAGGTAACTGGTCAGATCAACGGTCCCTTGCGCCATCTGGGTCCAGGTGAATTCAGCATTGATCTCGACCGATGTCAGCGGCCCTGACGAAAGCGACAGCGACAGCCCGTCCCACAATACCTTGCCGGCCTCGGAGGCGCCGTCAAACTCGACCAGGCCATCCTCGCCAACGATCTCGTCCGACACCGTCAGGACGAGCGTCTCGCGGTTGTAGTGCCAGATCTTGGTGTAGCCCTCCAGCACCACCTCCGGATCACTGCGCCGGGATTCATCGATCACCGTCTCGTCGTAGTAAGGCAGCACCCGCAGGCTGTCGGCCAGCGCTGCCTTTTGCGCAGCAATATCCGCTGGCCTGGCGACAAATTCCAGCGTCACCAGTTCCTCGAAGATGGAAGTTGGCACGCCGACCAGCCGGCCGCGGAACTTGAACAATGACGGCCCGCAGTCGAGTGCGAACCACGCCCAGATCTTGCGGCCGGGACCAAGCAGCCCGATCGGGTCGCCGTCGACATTGCGCGGCCGTCGGACAACCACCGTGAGGCTGGCCGGGTCGCCTTCCGACTGCTGGATAGTGAACGAGAATATGTTCTCGTCCCAGCGCAGATGCTCGGACCCGAACACGGTCTCGCCGGCATTGATCCATGCGAAATAGGGCAAGCCGGCGGGCATTACGAGATCGCCCTTTGTTCGGCTTCCAGGGACCATGCCACCTCGGCCGCCCACTCGTCGCGCGAGGTGTTCCAGCTTGTTACCTTGGCGAGGATGGTCAGCGGATCTCCGGTGATGTCCTCGCCAAGACCGGGAATGCAGGTGATGATGACGTCCTGGCCCGGCCAGACATCGACCAGCGTCGGTGCCTCATGGTCGGTGCATTCGATCGAAACCTTGTACTGCCGGAACTGGGCCAGCGAGATGTCGGCCAGCATGCCCCGGCAATCGCGCGCCAGGCTGGCGGCCTGGTCGATCGGCTCCAGCGTCATGGTGATGCCGCGCACGGCGTATTGGGAAAAGTCGATGCCATCGATGGCAAGGAGGGTGTGGGCGGGCATCAGGTGTACCGGCTCGGCTTGCGTCCGCCGGAGCGGACCTGTGCCATCGCCGCCGCCTTGCGCAACTCGTCGACCACGCTGGTCGGCGCCCGCAGGCCGCCGATCGATGGCGTGCCGGGGAACTGGATGGTGACGTGGCTCATGCTGCCGACACCGCCACCCGCCGCGAACGCCGGCAGGCCGACCGGCCCGCCCAGCGCGAAGTGGCCCATGCGATCGAGCACGCGGCTAAGGTTGCCGCCGCTTCGCCGCAGCGCCTCCAGGAAACCCAGCACGCCCGGCTGCTGCACCGCCCGCGCCGGCATGATGTGCTCGCCGCGCGAGACCCAGGCGAGGTTACTGTCCGACGTGCCGGTGCCGCGACCGCCGACCGTGCCGCCGCTGGCATATCCCTGCATCGTCGAGCCGGTGCCGGCAGAAGCACCGCCACCCGAGAATAGTTTGCTGGCCCATTCCACCGCCTCCCTAAACTTGCCGATCAGCCCGTCGAGCGCGCCCATCACCATGTTGATCGCGGCCTGGCCGGCGTTGCCAAAGGCGTCCCAGATCGCGCCACCGGCCGCCGACGCCAGTTCGCCGATCTTCGAGATCAAACTTCCGAGCCCCTGCATGACCATACTGAAAGCCTGCGAGGCCGCAGAAGCAAACGCGTTCCACATTTCGCCCAATTGGGCCGGATCGCTGGTAAGTTTGAAGCGCTCCCACGCAGCCCACATCTGGTTGACCGACAGGACAAAACTGTTGGACGTGTTGGCGGCCTCTTGCGAGATCGTGCCCAGCCGTTCCCTGAACTGGTCCTGGGTGATGAGGCCGGCGCGCAACGCCTGCACCAGTTCCGCGCCGGCGCCCTTGAAGGCGTCGATTGCCAATTTGGATCGGATGGCGCTGTCCGGCATCCGCCGCAGCGCTTCGACGAACGCCGCCGTTCCCCTGACGGAATCGCCGGTAAGGTCGATGAAGTCCTGCAACGACCGGGCAGGGAGTTCAATCCTGGTTCCCGTCAGTTTCTCCAGCGCCTCGCGCGCCTTGTCCGCGGCCGGACCGACGCCTTCCGCCGCCTTCTGTAGCAGCATGATGGCATCCGGGTTCCTGCGCGCCGCGGTGCCGAAATCGTTGCTGGCCTCTGTAAGGGTCTTGATCGCATCGGTCACGAGCTTTAGCGCGCTGGCGTCGGCCTTCTCGGCAATCCCCTGCATGGCCTGCGCGACGCCATTGGCCGAGACCCCGGCCCTCTCAAATCCCTGCCGCAACCGATCGAAATTCTGGACGCTCATCCCGGCATTGATTGCCGCGGTATCGATCTTGTTGATGGCCTCGGCCGCGTTGATGGCACCCTTGACGATCGCTCCAAACGCGGCGGCAGCGGCAATGCCGACCGGGCCAAGTGCCCGCGCAACCCCCGCGATCCCACCACCCAGAGCAGCAAACCCGGTCTCCAGCTTTTGCACGATCCCGACCAGCCGCTCGATCCGCGTTGCGCCGGCCACCGCGTTCTGGATCTTGTTGAGCGCATCTACACCGACAACGCCCATGTCCTTTAATTTTTTGGTCACCTCCTCCGGCTTGAGGTTCTTGAACCCGCCGGCCTTCTCGGCCGACTTGGCGATATCTAAAAACGCCTTCTGCCCGGCCTCGCCGATATCGGCGAGCTGCTTCTGGATTTCATCGCCGCCCTCGAGCGCGATCTGGATCGAAAGTTTCTCGGCCATCTAGTCGCCCTTGAAATGCTTGATGAACAATCTTCCAATCCGCTTCACGTGATCCTTCACAATCTCGGTGATGTGGAACATCTTTCGGATGTGAACCTGCGGCACGCCGACATAAAGCGGCTTGCGATCGCGGCTGCGGTCGGCTTTATCGAACAGCATCGGCGTTCCGTTGATCGTCGCCGAAACAAATTTCTTGCCGGACTTCTTCGGCGCCGGCCCGCCCTGCGTGGTCGGTATCCACAGCAGCGGCTTGCCCTGGATGGTGGCGCCGTGTTCGAACACGCCGGCAATGCCGAAACGGTGATAGATCGTGGCCTCTGCCTGCAACGACGGCTTGTCGCCCTGCTTTGCGCCCTTGGTGCGGTATTGCAGCCCCTTCTGCCAGGACGCGCCGAACCGGCCGGCCCTCGCAATGTCCTGGCGACCTTCCTGCACGGCATTGGCCGAGGTCTCGCGCAGCGCTGCTACAGCGGCCTCGGCCACCGCCTCATGCTTGTCGCGCATCGCCTGGAGCCAGTCCGGCCCGTTGCTGGTTACCTTAAACTCGGCCATTCAATTCCTTCATCCACCTCTCGATAGCCTTCTGGTCGCCCTGCGCACCGACCGCAGCGACCGCCAGCGCATTGGCGCGATCGATCCTGTCCAGCCTGTCGTTGAATTCGAGATATGCCGAGACCTGCCGCGGCGTCAGCGTCATTGCATGGTCGGGCGGAAATCCTCGCCGGACGAGGGCGGTGATGCCGAGGGCGATTTCTTCAAGCGGATTTTTACGGTCTTTGGTTCTTCTTCTGCCGCCCCGGTCATGAGGTCTGCCATCGCCTCCATGAGAGGGGCGAACCCGTTTGGGAATGTCAGCCGATATATTGCGGTGATTAATTTGATCTGATCTTCCAGCGGCAGCGCGCCGGCGTTCCGTTCGGCCTTCTCGTCGCCAGGACGCTCGCACCCGGCGGCGATGATGGGCGCGGTCGCGGCACCTAGTTGCGCGATCAATCGCGGCCCAGCATCGTCGCCCCCTGCCAGCAATGTCACGAGATTAGGGAAGCGCGCCGCAATGGCTGCGATGTCGTCAATGCGCAAGCCCCGCACCTTGAGCCATCGGCCGCCCACGACCTTGACGGCCTCGACCGCCGTCGATGGCGCAATATCCAGAAGGTCGGTCATGGCGTTTCAGCCGGGAAGGTGAACACCCCGAAATCTCCCGCGGCGCTCTTCTGCACCTCGGCCTGCAATTCCAGCACCGTGAACTCGTCCTCGGCCGTGATGAAGCTGAACTGGCCTGACGGGACGATGGAGATCGTCGCGAGAAAGCTGATCTTCTGCCCGATATCGTTGGTACACTCGACCTTGATGTCGCCGGTGATCTCGGTGTTCTTGAAAGCGCTGACGGTAACGCCGTCAGGAACGCCGACGCCGATTTCGCCGAGCGTGAACAGGCGCAGGTTTTCCGGCGTGACCTCGTCGATCGTGAGCGTGATGGTTGCGCCAGTTTGCGTGACAGCGGTAAAGTCCTTTGTCTTGACGCCTTCCATCGAACTGAAGTGCTCCAGCTTCTCGATCGTCGGTTCCCATACGAACGAGGGCGCGTTGCCGAGCTCGACAAAGTCGGCCGCCTCGGCCTCCTTAAAGGACACAACGCCCTTTCCGATATGGTAGTTTTGGACGCTTGGCGATGCAGGCATGGTGGTGATCTCCTCTTAAAGGCTTTCGGGTTTCAGCGGGTACTTGAACGAGAAACGCATTTGCAGCGCGCCGTATTTTTTCTCTTGCCAGCCGAACATGGTTTCACATCCGAGATAGCTGATCTTGCCATTGCTGCCAGTCAGCGTGTTGAGCGTGGCGTCTTCCATCACCAGGTTCATCAACGCCCAGCGGAACGCGTTGAGGTCGGCCCCGATTCCGCTGGCCTGCTCCACGATCTGGATTTCCGGTGCCATCTCGACCAGCAATGGCCGCCCCGACGGACGCGATCCATTGTTGCCCGAGACAACGTCCTCGTCGCCGTCGAGCACGACCGCCAGCGGCAGATGGTCATCGGTCCATTCATTATTGTTACGTTGAACCGAGCGCATACCCGGAACG